CTAATCTTTACCCTTTCTGTTTTCATATTAGTCTTCGTATGTTAAATAAACTTTTCTCATTTTTTCTATAATCTCACGAACACAACTTGCGCAGCTTGTAGCGTTTTGCTTTACTTTAAAAATTCTGTTGTATATTTTTAATAGTGCTTGTTGTTCTGTTGGCTTAATAGTATTTCTTTCTATTGTAAACCATTCGTGAAGCCATTTGTATTCGTCTTCTTGTAGGCATTCTGGCTTTCGTGTTCTGCTGAATAATTCGTTTAGCTTTTGCTTACGTTCTTCGCATCCACAATCTTCACCAAGTACAAACTTTGCAACTGCTGCTACACCTGTTTTCTCAAGTACCTTTTCTACTATGTCACCAACTCCTTTAGGTTCTTTCTTTTTAGTAGTTCGTTTTTTTCTTGTTTTATTTTTTGGTTCGCTCATATCTTTTCGTAATCTTTATTTATGTAGTCTTCGTAATCTTCGCTTATGTTTTCTTTTATTCTTTCTTTACAATACTTTATCGTGTGAAATATTGTGCTTGTGCCAATTCGTGTTTGCTTACTTAACTCACGCATCGATATTTTGTCGTTTCGATAAATATTAAATATGCGTTGGTCAAACCAATGCCACGTGTTTACTTCAGCTTGTATTCTTGCTTCTAAGATCATTTCTGCATCTTGCTTTTCTATGTAGTCATATTCAACACCTAAGTTTCTACATTCGTTTATATTTACTTTCTGATGCTTCTTTCTTTGTTTCATTAAGTCACAAAATATATTTCTTAAAGTGAAATGAATATAGGCTCGGTTTACTGTTCCGTCTTTTCGTAGAATCTTTGAAACGTCTGCATACTTGTTTAAGCGTAAATACATTTCTTGAACTATGTCTTCAGCGTAAAGTTCTTCGCCATAACTTCTAACTATGCGCACATAGTCATCGTGAAACTTAGCAACTTTTTTAAGCCAATTCATTGGTTAGTATCTAAACAAAAGTAATGATTATTTTCTAATAATGTATAGACGAACTTTTAAACAAATAGTTGTGAATAAAAAAAGCGCCCATCTCTGAGCGCTTACCTTATACAAATTAACCTAATCAAAAAACAAATATACTAATTAAAATGGCATATCGTTTTTATCTTCTTTTGGTTTGTGGCCATATCCAGCTTCTACTTCTGCTTGGTACGGTTCTGAAAACTTAACACTAAAATACTTTTTGCCGTTTTTAGATTCGTTTAGCCACATAGCTAATTCTTTTTCTTTGCCATCAATCATTGCTTTGCCTTTGTAATCTGGTTGCTGCTCCGTTTTTTTGTAGTCGTTTTTAAAGATTGCACCACTGTTGTCTTTCTGTTCCATATTTATTTATTTTTATATTGATTAATTGTTTCACGAATTAAGTCTGAAATAGATTTGCCATAATATTTGGCTATTGCTCTTAATTCCTCTCTTTCTGCTTTTGTTACTCTTGCGTTTATAATTTCGCTTTTTACTTCTTTTACTTCCATATTTATTATTTATTTGTTTTTAATTCTTCTACTGATTGCAAAAAAGCATCTGCACCCACCAAAAATAATTCTGATTTTTTTAATATTTTTGTAAATAATTTAATTAAATCTTTTCTTTCTGCTTCATCTAAACAACTTAATTTTATTAATGTACTTGAACATTGCAAATGCTCTTCTAATTCTTCAATAAATTGCACAAACACTAAGTCGCAATATCCCTTTTGTTTAACCAATAATTCGTGACAATACTGCCATTTATATAAAGGCATACATTCTAAAAAACTTACTGGCATTTCGCATTCCATAGAGTAATAAGTATCTTTTTCAATCACACCTTGTTGAACCCAAAGTTTAATTTTGTTTTGTTCTGTCCATTCTAATTCCATTATTCCATAGTTTTACTTAAAATATAGGCGCTCAACGTCTTTCGTTGTCGCCTTGCTTTTTCTTTTAAAAGCTTTTTTTCTTCTTGTGTTACTCTTATTGTAACGATGTCATTCTTTCGTGTTTTCATTCTATTAAAGTATTATAGTATTCTCTACATTCTTCTATGCGTTTATAGATTGCTTGTATTACTTCTTCATCGTAGTTTACTTCAAACGTCTTGATTCGTTTTTCTGTAGGTATATGGTCGAAATTGTGTTTGGCTTCTACTTCTTGGCGTAGTTCTTCGCTTTCATCAATCAAATGATTCTTCCAATGCTCACGCCTTATTTCGTCTTCTACTATTTCGCTTGGTGTGTTTGTTAAGCAGTAAACTAATAAGCTTTCACGTTTACCTGTTAAAGCCATATAACCTTGTAGCTGATAGTAATAGTCTTTAGTTGGTATTTCTTCAGCAAAGAATGGAAACGTAGTTCCATCGTAACTGCTTTTAATATCTAAAAGAATATCGTTCGTGTTTACGTCTGGTGTACCTGTTAAGTAATCGTTGTTAAAGTGTTCTTCGTTCTTGTGCATAAAGCCACAATCTAAAACTTGTTGAGCAAGTTCTATAGATTCACCTTCTACAATATTGCCTTTGTCGGTATAACGGCTTGAAAATTCTTTCTTAATACCGTACATTTCTTCTATAGCTAATTCTTGTAAATACGTCTTGCAAGTCTTACTCAATACTTCAGACTTGCCCCTTGCGTTGGTCATTATTTTACCAAGCGCACTGCATCGAATCTTTAACATATTTTAAGTGCTTTAAGTTGTAAGTCGCTTAAATCGTATTGGCTTTTAAGTTGGTCTTTAGTGTATGTGCCTTCTTGTACTGCTTTTATTGCGCTTTCAAATCTTGCTTTAGTTAAAGTTTTTTTCGTGTTTTTCTCCTTGCCGTGTGTATTTGTTACATCAGCATCTTTCGTATCATCAATTAAAAACAATCCGTTAAGTGCGTACTTTCTTGCATAGCTTGACGAACTACCAAAGCTTTGTGCTATGTCCATACCTTTACGATCTGGATTAATACCTGCCTGTGCTTTTACTGCTTGTACTTTGTTGCCATCGGTTATCATTGCCGTAGCTTCAATATACATATATCCTGCTGCTTCTTTTACTTCATCTGTTAAATTCAATACTAAACCATTTAATAACGGCTTAACGGCTTCCATAATATCTTCACAACTTCTGTACTTGTAATTGCCAAACTTGTTAAACTGATTCTTTGGTGCTTTTAGTTCTTGCTGAATAATATTCAGTCTTTCAATTAGTGTATTTTTCATAATGTATTTTTTAAATGTGTATACAAATATAACTAAATTATTTTAGAATTGTATATACTTATTAAACAATATTCCTTTTCTACTTTATTCGTGTTTTCGAAGTCGGTGGTTTTTGGCATCCTACTATCTACAATCCATTTCGGCTTTAATTTTCGCAAGTCAAAACAATAGATTCCTTTTGGTGTGTAGTTTACATACAATGGTATTTCTTCGTACAAGATGTGCTTAACCATTAGATGTATGTATTTGCTTCTTTCAAGCATTAAGTTATTGTAATGTGTCTTTCGGCATTTCAGTTCTATTCGTGTTTTTGTAGATTCGCTAAAACAATCGTGCTTTGAATATTGGTCTTTGCTCATCTTTAAGTCAGTCCAATAGCGCTTAAGATATTCAAACAATTCACTTTCGGACATCTTTCTTTTTTTGTTTATACAATTCTATTATTTCTTTTAGTTCTTCACGTGTAAACTTTCTTATTTTGTGTGCTTGTTCGTGTAGTTTTATTAGTTCATAGCCACCTATTCTTTTTTCTATACCTATTTGGTAGTTTAGTAGGTCACCACTTTTATCTTTATTGCACGGTCTGCTGCATTGTGCGTGAACATTGTTTTCGTTAAAACGAACAGAACCGTGACCACCAGCCGAAAAATAATGACCAGCATCTATATTGCCTTTGCGTAATACTTTGCCACAAGATATACACGGATAACCTTTCGCTTCATCTCTTGCTCTTATATATGCGTTGAAGTATGTTTGTGCTTTCTTAGTTAAGCTTTGCACCGTTTCTAATTCGTCTTTTAATCGCTTCTTTTCTTTCTTCCAATTCTTTACTTTTGCCGATTCTACCCAAACACGAACACACTCACTTTTAAAGCAATACTTTTGATTGAAGTGTTTAGCTTCAAACTTTTCTTTACAATGTTTACATCGTGGCATTTATAACCCTTCTTTTTTTATATTTAGTTCTAACTTCAGTTTATCTATTTCGTGTTTCTGTTCGCTTATTTGCATCTGTAAACGCAAATTCGTTTTGCACTCTAAAATAAATTCTTCTTCTAACTGCATAAACACGGATTGAAATTCTGCTACATCTTCTAAACTTTCAAGCATCGAATTAATCAAATCGTGCCGTTCTGGATGCTTCTTTTGTAATTCTTCAATACTACTTGTAAACTTAATAATTGTAGTTTGTAGGTTTATCTTTGCTTTTAGTAAATCTATGCCTTCCATTATTTTTTATTAAAGTTATCTAATAAACAAAAATTAATATTTGGTTTTCTTGCTTGGTCATCGCAAATGTCAATAGGCCTGCCTTGTGCTTCTTCTTTTGTTTTTATTATTTCTACATTTTTTAAATTATGTTTGTTTATCAGATAGTCATATTTACCACCTTGACTGGCAGTTAAAATTAAATTATCTGGTATTTCATCTAACCTTTTTACCCAGTAATTTACACTTTTTGTATACGCCCAAAACTCAACTTTTGGATTGTCTTTGCAAATTTGCAACCATAAATCAAAATATTTTTGACTGTAAAAATCGCCGGACATATGTATTCTTACTGCTTTGGCTTTTTCTGGTATAATTGGAACGCCACCACTTCGTAAAAAATCAAAATTTTTCCATCTATGTTCACGCACTGCTGGAAATCTTTCTTGCATAGCAGAATAACATCTATAGGCATTGCTTTTATTGTTAAATTTTCCAGTCTTTCTTTCTACTTTTACCAAACACTCTAAAGCAGAAGGGCAACTAAAACCACTTGGTAAATTCCATTCATAAACTATGCCTTCATAATATTTTGTTTTTCTTAAAAATTTCATTTATTTGTGTTTTTCTTGTGCGTAAATCTTGTTGTAAATATTCGGTGCTGGGTTTTCTTGTTCGTAATATAAAAACTTTTCTTTATCAAACCATAACTCAAGCTGACCTATGTTACCAACTGAACGTGGCTTAATTTTATTAAAGTTAATCGTTGCTAAATTGTAGCTTAAATCTTCACGGTGTACTGTAATCATACACTTGCCACTATTAAACCACTCTGAACCACCTTTTAAATCATACGGTGACGGTACGCTCCGTTTACCGTTTACTTTTTCTGTAAGCTTTGGGTGTATAATTGTGTGTAAGTGTAGTTCGTTGTCTTCGGCTATTTGATTTCTATATGGCAATACAACTTCTAAATATTGTGCGTAGCCACCGTATTCGTGATAAGGATGGCTTAAATCTTTCCAACTATCAATACTTGCAGTTTCTAATCCGTGTTTTTGTTTAAGTTCAACTGCATAATCATAAAACTGAAACGGTGTCATCTTCGCCTTTACATCTTCTTTAGTTAGTATTTTAAAGTGTTCAAAAATCCAATCTAAACTGTTTGTAATTTCACGGTCTTTAATTACGTTTTTTTCTAAAGGGTTAAAACTTTTACCTGTTAGCTTGTGAATTAAATCTGCAACTATTTCTACGTTGTTTCCTACATCTGGAAAGTATACAAGATGTTTCCAGCCATAAAACTTACTTGTGTTTAGTAAGCACTCCAT